TTCGGCTATGCTTACTGGGTTATCTAAGCAAATTAAGAGTGCTAAACCAGAAGAACAAGAAGAAATGATGGATAAGATTGTTGAAGTTAATAAGAAATTAATGGAACTTGAAAGTGAATTATCTCAAATTCCTGAACAAACGATTGCTTATGATTCAGAATATTCAGGAGAAACCTTAGACCCTAATTTTGAAAGAAGGTCTACGCGATTGAGGTAAGTTAAATGAAACTTGCTTCTATTGAGAAGGATAAACAGCCTTCTCAAGAAATTCTTCGTCTTTTTGAAAAGACAAGAGTAGCCTATTTATCTGCAAGGCATGACCCTAATGAATATAGTGGTCGTTGGCGTAAAGCAGTTGATACTATTATTGAATCATATAATGAAACAGATGCCGCAGGAAAAGAAATGCGAAACTTTATTGATGAAAAGAATTTAGAAGATAAGGACACTAAAGACCCTACTTCAAGACAGGCTAAAGAACTGTTTGAAAGCATTAAACTTCTTCGTTATTCGTCGTCCATTGTGGACGACCCCTTCGCCTCCATGTTCAAGGATGGGGTTCTTGAAGAATTGTTAGATAATCCCGAATCTATGGTTAAGTTTGTGCATTATGCGATAAGAGACAACAATAAAGCACTATCTGATGACATTTATGAGGTTAAAGGCATGACCCCCGACACAATTACGGAGGGTCTTATGGGACTTGACCTAGAATCAGACGATGTAGCCCTCTATATTATTGAGCATTACGGGGATGGAAAAGACTCAAAGAAGGTTGAATCTAAAGTAAAGGCTGCTATGGATATGTTAGAACTAATTTTCTTCTCTAAGAAAGAACAAAAAGAATGGGACGAATTAATTAATATTGAAGGTCTTTCTAAGTCTGTTCCAAGTGATGAGAAAAAATCAATTTCACAATTTATTGTTCCCAATAAACCCATGTATAGAATATTTGAAATAGATGACATTAATGAATTAAAAGGCTTTAGTGGAAATTGGTATGTTCAAGAAAAATATGATGGTATGAGAGTTCAATTACATAAAATTGATGACAAAGTTACAATATATTCTTATAATGAAAAAGACATAACTAAGAAATGTAAAGAACAAGTTGAAGAACTTAAAAAGAAAGAATACGGTGATTGTATTTTAGATGGTGAATTAGTTCTATTTGATGATGAAGGCGAACCTCTTCATAGAGCAGACACAATCGCTCATGTGTTTAAAGGAAAATACGGTGGTTCAAAACTTCGTTGTCATGTTTTTGATATTATTCGTCATGAATCTCAAACTCTCGTTGATGAGGAATTAGAAAATAGAATGACTATTTTATTCAACAATTATTCTTCAAAAACAAATGAAGCGATTGCTTTCCCATCAAAGAAAGATACAAGACAAGCAGATAATTTAAAGGATATTGAAAAGTATTCAAAAGAAATTATGGAAAACCCTGCTTCTGAGGGAGTAGTTATTAAAGACTCTACTTCAACTTATTATATTGGAACAAAGAAAAACCCTAAGTGGATTAAGTGGAAAAAATTTGTTGATTTAGATGTTATTGTTCTTGACAAGAAAAAGACTAAAAGCAATCTTTATTCTTATAGTGTTGGTGTTGGGCCAATTACCGAAGAAATGGAAGGAACAGTTGATATTAATAAAAAACAATACTTAAATGTAGGTAGGGCATTAAATACTAAAATTTCTGTTGATGTTGGAGATATTATCCGAGTTAAGGTGGATGAAGTTAAAAAGAAAGGAGAAGGTTATAGTTTATTTTCTGCTAAAGTAATTGAAGTTCCCGAAGTTGAACACCCCGATAAATTAGTTACTTTGGAATTATTGTCTCAAGACACCAAGAAATCTTTAAACTATAATGTTGAAGCATTTACTAAAGGTATCAAAATTACAGACCATATTCACGGTGAAGCAAATGTTATCATTAAATATGATTTAGATGGTTTTACTATTTATGGTTATGAAGAAGATAATCTAATGTCTAAGAACGCTACTATGGATTTAGATATGTGGAAGCAACAGGCATTTGACATTATGAAAACTAAACAAAGTGAATTAACTGTTGCTATTTTCCAGCACCTAAAATTAAATGGAGAACAGACTCCAAGACAATTACATAATTTTTTGAAAGAAAAACATAAGGACTTATATGAAGAAGTTCTTGATTCTAGTGAAAAGAAATTAAAACAATGGGCTGTTCTTAGAGACGGTATTAGTGAAAAAGATAATAAAATCGCTGCTGATGATGATAAAATTATGCAGGAAGAAGAAATTAAAAAACGCTTAATTAAAATGCCTGAATTGGTTCACAATAAAGAAATTATTGAAGAAGCAGAAAAAGATGATGCTATACAAATTGATTCTGATGGGGGCGATTGTTGCATTAATTTTAAAATGGAATATATTAGAACAACAAAAGAATTATATGAAAGATTAATAGAAAAGTTAGGTTCTTGGGAAAAATTACAACAAGAATTAGATATGAATGTATTTTATTCTTATGATTCTTTAAAAGAATATCTTGAGATGCACAATGAAACCGTAATAAATGATGATTGTGAAGTTTTAGCGTCATTTGGAACAGAAAAACCTAGATTTAAAAAATGGAAACAGTCATTTGGGATAAAAACTTATGAAGAACTCGTAAAAGAATATAAGGACTGTCTTTACGGTAAAGATTTTAGTGATAAATATGCTATGTTAAAGGCAGAAAGTGTTTTAGAGTCAGTAGGTCAGACTACTATTTATGCAAAAGATACTGATGATTGTTGCAATAAATTAAAAAATAAAATAATTAAAAAAGAATATAAATTACTAGAATCTCTTTTTAAGAAAGACAAACAAAGATGGTCACGATTTGGGACTCTTCAAGAACAGAAAGAAAGATTTTCTAAAAAAGTCAATGATATGGAATGTGAAGATTTTTTGACATATTTAGAAAATGAAAAGCCAGTTTGGTATGATATGTATGTTCCTGAATACAATAATTGTATTCATTCTTCTAATTTTACAGATAAATATGCTATGCTAAAAGAAGATATTAAAGGAGTAGAAGGTGAATACAAAACACCTCCCGAATTAAGAGAAGGTGAATTTAAAATTTATGCTAGAGAAGATGACAATTTAACTTTAGCAATCAAACTAAAAACAGAAAATATGTTTTGGACAATCAATATTGAAAACGAAGAAGAAATGTTTGACCTATTCGGTGCGGCTGGTAAATATCCAGCAGAAGTAGCAAAAACTGTTCCTAAAGGTAAAGTTGTTGATTCTGGTAAAATTCGTTTAGGTATTCAAAGAGATGGCTACCATGAATATTTCTTAGAAGGCAATAAGTTTGAAACTAAAATGCATTATAGGGTCATTGAAGTTGATGGACAGTCTATGTGGTTAGCATGGACAGGATTCAAACAGAAACCTGCTGATAAAGAAGGGGATGAAGGAAAGTGGAACATTTATGAGGATAGGTATAACAAATTACCCCTTCCTGTTGAGGATTAGGTGTTCTTTATATACTGGATATTGGTTAGTAGGGGTGAGGAAGAATGACTTCTGCGGTGATGAGAAACACAACCCAAGATTTCAGGATTCTAAAAAGCGACGAATTAATGATTGGTGGATATGCAAGCATTGAAATCGTTGATAAGCAAAATGATTTAATTACACTCAAAGCACTCAATGAGGCTGTTAAAAAATATATGGAGAACCCCAAGTTTAGAAATGTAATGACTAATCATTCAAATGTTCAAGTTGGGGAAGTTGTTGAATCATACCGAGATAAAACAGGACGACTATGGAAAACTGAAGTTGATGATGTTGGATTCTTTGTTGTTATTAAGTTAAGAGATGATATTGAAAAAGCCAAAGAAATTAACCGAGGCATTAGAAAAGGTTCATTAAGAAGTTTCAGTATTGGAGGACAGGCTTTAGAAAAAGTAAAGAAAACCAATGATGAATTTGGACAATACAACGAAATTTCAAAGTTAGAATTACATGAAGTCACTATTTGTGAAAAAGGAATTAATCCAGAAGCAAAATTTGACATTTTAAAGCAAGACAAAAAGGTGAAAAATATGACCAAAATTGAAAAAGCATTAGCGGAACTAGACGCTTTGATGGAAGAAGTGAATATGCTCCGTAAAGAAGAAGAGGAAAGTATGGC